ATACAACTACCAAATTTATACTGGTACTAGCGCAATTTTTTATCAAAACAACACTGCCAATAGTTACATTGGCGGCCTTGGCACTATTGCTGGTGAACAGTCAATTACGTTTGACATTGCTAATCCAAATAAAGCAACTCGAACAGCGTGGCATGGTCAGGCGTATGGGAACGGTTATTACTTCAATTGGGGTTATCAAGTCGCCGACACAACCCAATACACCGCTTTCACAATTGCTCCCGGAACAGGCACGCTAACTGGTGGGAACATTAGCGTTTACGGATACAGGAACTAAATTATGGCTGATAAACCAACCCGTCCACTTATACAAATCGACGACCTAGTTCGCGAAATGACAGACGAGGAGTACGCAGAGTATGAAACGCGCATTGCTAATGCTGAGCCTTTGCCTAGCGCTGAGTAGTTGCGCAGACCGCGTACGCGAAAACTGCGACACCACCCGAGCCGACGGCCTACTAGAAAGACGATGCCCATGAAACCAGAAAACCGCCTAACCAACGAAGAAATAAAAGCCCGACTCATCCTTATTGTCGGCGTAGCACTCTCGTTCTCATTTGTAGCCGCCATCGTGTCGCTGATCTACGGTCTGCTATTCGTCACCCAGCCACTCGAGCAAGCACCCAACGACGCCGAAGCGTGGGCTGTGCTGTCACCGATGCTTATGACCCTTGCCGGTGGCCTTATCGGACTTCTTGCAGGCAACGGCCTGAAGGACAAGCCGAAGGACCCGCCAAGTGCCCCGTAAATACCCTTTCTACCCTTCTTGGAACGGCAAAAAAGCCAGCCCAGTGCTCGAGCAGTTTGTCAAGAACATGAAAGCCCGCTGGGGTTTCAGCAACCTAGGCATTTACGCGAACCGCACTATGCGAGGCTCCGAGAACCTGTCAGTGCACGCAACAGGATGGGCTTGCGACGTTGGGTACACCGACCGCAAGATCGGCGTCGCCGCCTTCGATTGGCTCATCGCCCACACAAAAGAACTACGCATAGCCGAGATTCACGACTACGCCTACAAAGACCCAAAGCAGTCCAAGGCGTGGGGTCGGGGCTACCGATGCTCACGCGGTGAAGGCGTCAAAGGCATCAAGATCTTCAACTCGGAAGACAACGCTGGCACACCCGGTGGCAAATGGCTCCACGTCGAGATTGAGAACAGCTGGAAATCTGCTGAGGAGTTTCAAGCCGCTTGGAAGGCTATTCCGAAGCCATAGAACGCCATCTACGCGCTTGGTCTTGCGTAGGGGCTAGCGGGTGGGGTTGTTGGTTTCTCCCCGGCTCCACCCGCGAACTCGCAAATACTTGACATCCTGTTTACAGTTGTTTACGGTGACGGTGTCGCCAAGGACAAGGAGAAACAATGACAACATTCGATGACCTGCCGTTATTCCGCAACACCGACCCGCAAGGGTCTGTAAACGGGGCAAAGCACATTACACCAAAGCGCGGCTCACAAGCTATGCGCCTACTAGCCATCTACGCCCAGAACCCGATCATGGGCCTAACCGACGAGGAAGCATCGTCGCAGGCTGGCATCCTGCATGGCTGGAAACGTTGCGCCGACCTACGCCGCATGGGCTTCATTGAGCCAACAGGTACGATGCGCCCAACCGTGGCACAGGTAAACGCTATGGTGTGCCGTATCACCCAGCAAGGTCTCGAGGCACTGAAGTGATCCACGCAATCGTCTCATGGGTCGGCTTCGGCATCATCGTGTTTACAACCGTCCTAGTTATTTACGTCGGCATGACAGGTGACAAGTGATACCTGTTTACGGCTGGCTTCCGTTATGGTCGGAAGATAAGAAAATACTGGTGCAGGTGTTTACATCTGCGGACGGCCTGATCGAGCGAGTGACAGTCAACCACCGACTGTCAACCAACTTGCCGTGGGGGCCATCTATTGAGGTTTCAGAGGATTGATCAAACGAATTATGTGCATAGCACTTATCACCACCGCCCTATCCGCAACACCGACCAAGGCATACGGGGAGGAGCTGGTCATGGACTGGCGCTTCTACCGTCGGCTAGCCATGTGCGAAACAGGCGCAAACGTCAACCACTCAACCAAGACCTATACCGGCATGTTCGGTATCGCTCGAGGCACTTGGATGCGTTGGTCTAACCGTTCATCGGCTGCGGGTCTTACCGCACTTCAACAGGCTCGAGTGGTGGACAACATCGCGTTCGAGGGTCACTGGTCTCGGGGTGTTTACAAGCACCCTGTCGGTCCTTGGGGTTGGGGTGTTGTAAAGTCCAACTGTCGAGGCCTACAACAGCTGCTATGCCAGTCGAAGCACCCGCTGGTGCAACGCTGGAAACGTAACTGCAAATAACACAACAAACATTGGGAGAAACAATGAAAACAAAAGTCATCTCGTTCCGCGTATCGCTTGAAGAATACGAAGGGATGTTGTTTAGTTCAGGCACACGCCGAATGACATTGAGCGATTATGTCATTGCTTGTTTACGCCAAGACCTAGACCTGTCAACGCAAGCGTGGCAGAAAGAGCAGAAGCGTCTTGAGGCCAAGGCCAAGCGCGACGCTAAGAAGGCAGCTGCTAATGGCGCTCAGTGACGAACAACTAGCCAAGCGTTTACTGAACTTAGCCACCGACGCTCACTTATCAGGCAACTACCTAGCCCACCTATGGCTTAGCCAAGCCGCAGCGCGCATCATGGAACTAGCCAACTGCTGGCACCCGTCAATGGGACACAGCGATGGTGTAAACCTTGGCGAATGGGAAACAGGCCGATGATCGACCCCACCGACTACCGGGTGAAGCACACCATTGTGGGCCTAATTCTTGGCACCCTGCACAAGAGATGTAGTTGCCACCGTTTACAGATCAGGTGCTCGAGGTGCTACCTGCTTGACTCCGTTGAGGAGACATTGCCAGTGTTCTACTTTGAGGCGAAACGCATTTACGACCGAGTTATGGAAGTAACAGGGGAGGACGACTGATGGGGTTCAACCTTGACGATTACGAGCCAGTAGCGGCGCGTCACGCCCGCTGGCTAGCCGATCACCCCAACGGTCGCACCATTACCCACATGATCAGCGCCCCCGGTGCAGACATCTGTGTCATTCGTGCAGAGCTGTGGCTTGAGGACATTTGCATTGCTACGGGCTACGCCGAAGAGGTGCGCGGCGCTGGGAACGTAAACAGAACGAGCCACGTTGAAAACTGTGAGACGAGTGCGGTCGGTCGAGCGTTGGCTAACGCTGGCTACGCAGGCTCAGATGTAAACAAACGGCCGTCCCGTGAGGAGATGAGCAAGGTGCAGCGCATGAGCCAAGGCACCGACGCCCGTATGCCATCTGTGCAGGTCACCCAGCCCGCAGGGACAGCATCTGATAAACAAGTGGGGTTCGCTAAGTCGTTGCTGAAGAAGGCGGGGCATTCGTACCCGCAAGGTCTCGAGTCGATGGACAAGCGTGACATGACGGCGCTGATTGACGCGTTGAAGGCTGGCACTTATGAGCCACCTGTAAACACTGGCGAGGAGCCGTTCTAGTGGTCGAGTTCATACAGTTTGTTTGCACGTGCTCGCTGATGTTCATTCTTGGCGTCTGGTTCGGAGGGTCCAATGGGCGGCGTAAGTGAGCGCATCTGGCAAGACACCGTCGAGCACCTAGCAAAGATGAACGGCTGGCTCGTGTTCCACCCGACACCGCATCAGGTGCGCCCGGGTGTGTTCCGCAGCGACGGTCAAGGTTTCCCCGATCTAGTGCTAGCCCACAAGGAACGCGGTCTCATCTTCGCTGAGTTGAAGACTGAACGTGGGAAGGTGTCACCAGCGCAGAAGGCTTGGGCGCTTGCGATACTGCCCCATGCGGAGTGGTACTTGTGGCGACCCTCACAAATTGACCTGATTGCCAAGCGCTTAGGTGCCAAACAGGACTAACATCCCAGATTCAAGGAGACGACATGTCAATTGAACTCAGCCCGAAGGCGAAGAAGAAGCAAGCTGCGCGACGCAAGCGCGGCAACCACATGCCGAAGGCTGGGCCAGTGACAATCCGTAAACAGGATGGAACTGTGACGGTCGTTGAAGCTTTGACAGGTTCAGTGAAGCAAGTCAAGAAGCGCTAACTGTTTACACAATTGAGAGAACCAAGGCCACGTAGGGGTTTGCACTCTGCTGGTATGCACACTGTGGAAGCAGGGTAGTGCAGTGCGCCCAGCCTCATGTGATGACTCAAGTGAAGTGATGCTGGTATTAGCCACTGTTCAGAGTTCCCTAACTACATAAAAGGCGATTGGTGTCCACCCTAAACAGTCCGGCAGCCAACAGCACACAGCTGTGAAATGTGGGGGGCACAAACACCCGAGACCAGCACACACACGAAAGCAACCGCAGCGAAGCAAGGGCGCTAGTAGCATCACCAACAGACCACCGACAAGGACACACACACATGGCAGGCAACAGAAAAATAACCCCCCAATACAGAGCCAACAGAGCAGCACTCATGGAAGGCCACCCAGACTGCCACTGGTGCGGCAAGCCCTGGGACAAAACATTCCAAGCCGACCATCTATTAGAGCACGACGCAGGCGGAGACGATAGCTCAAGCAACTTGGTAAGCAGCTGCCCTAAGTGCAACGCAAGCCGCGGAGCAAGCTATGTAAACCGCAAAACAAGCGCACGCCAACAAGCCCGAAACACCGCCATGAACGCCCCCCCAAAACACCCAGAAAACGACCAAAAAGGCATTTTTTTACCGCTCCAAAGCAC